TTACACATAATAAACACATTCCTGTTCGAACATTTCAGAATAGTTTTCTTTTGTTAAATTAATGTTTCTACCGTTAAAGCAAAAGCTAATGCTGATATAATCATTCAACAATTCTTTTACTTCTTCAAAACATCTCTTTTCATCTCCAACCCCTTTAGGTTCTAGCCGAAGTGTTTTACCTGTATTTTCTACTATAACAAAATTCTCCATATGATTTCTCCTTTTTTATGCGTTATACACTAAACTACAATTATATTATAATTTACATAATCGTCTAAAACAATGGAAATTTTTGTATTTACAATATATCTATATGTACTACATTTTTCATATTAGTGTTATTAGTATAAGTATATCTTGCTCTACCACTTGCTACATACTCTTTACATTTCGCAAGTACTTGTGCTTTGTCTATATTTTTTACTTTTATGTCTGACGCTTTTCCTGAAATATGTCTTGAATTAGATACTGAACCTGTTTGTTTAGCATTATGCTTTGCACATCTACAACCACTTGTTACGATAACAGGTTGTCCAAAATACTCTCTTATTTCGTCTAATATTTTAACTAGATTTAAGTTTATACTGTTAAATCCACACCCACATTTACAGGCAAATTCTGACTGTTTGAAGTGTTTTATATCGTTCCAAGATAAATTTTGATTATCTCTTGCATTTACTGTCTGAGTTCCTGCTATACCGTCTGCTGTTACACCTAGTTTTACTTGCTCTGCTCTTATAACTTCAATTAATTTTGCGTCCGTTTTTGCTCCGTATATTCCATCTACTACTAATCCATAATCTTTTTGAAATGCTTCATATGCTGATATAGTTCCATTTCCTACTATTCCGTCAATATTTCCTCCATAGTAACCTAAGAATTTTAAATTCATTTGTCTTTGTTTGATATTTAACATATTATTTTTCCTCCTCATTCTTAATATTTTCGCTTGTACTGTCTTTTTTGGTAAAGTAATATGTGATTATAGAACCTGATATTGCCATGAATGCTCCTACGTCTATAATTCCCTTAAAAGTTAATACACACACTGTAATTATTACTGATAAGCTTAATATCGTTTTCACTTTGAATAAATCTGCAAGATTTTCTAATAATTTCTTCCCTGCTTGTTTCATAACTTTATTTTCCTTTCTATCTATAAAAATTTTGATATTCCTAAGACGCTTGCAACTATTGTTAAAATAGCCACAAGCACCCAAGATAATATTTGTTTTTTTGATGTTCTCCAATTTTCTGCGTCTTTTAGCACTGTTTCTTTTTCTATCTTACTGTCTAATTTTTCATACTTTTTTTCTAGTTCATTATACTTTTCTTTTAGTATTTCTGTTTCTTTGTTATTTGCTGTGTTACTTCTCATTATAGCTTCTTTAAAGTTTATACTTGTTGCTTTTAAGTCTTCTGCTATATTCTTTATTTGTTCTATTGTTATTGATAAAGACTTGTCTATACTATTAATAACTTGCTCATTTTTATCAAGTCTTTTCTCTGCTTCATTAAGTCTTTTTGTGTTTGATTTTGTTCGTTCTTCTAATGCAATTAGTCGTTCTAGTATTTCCATCTACTATTCCTCCTCTAAATATTCCTGCATTTCTGGATATTTTTCAAGTACTTGTTCTTTTGTTAATCTGTTTAGACTAATTTGCATTTTTAAATATCTTTTTAAATTTTCACTCATGTACTTTTCCTCCTTTAAAATCCTAGTGACATATTTATCATGTCTTCTGTTAGTGCTATTCTTTCTTCTATTAATTTTAGTCTTGCTTCTATTGGTTCTTCTGACTCTACATAGTTTTCATTTACATAAAAACCATTTTCTTCTGTGTAGCAATATTTTGCTACTTCTATATTTTCTGGTATTTCTTCTACCTCAAATACATTTATCTTCTCATCTGGTCCATATGCAATTGCACGATCATCATCTACATTAATATTTCTATGCTCCTCATCTAATTCATAAGTATTAGATATTTCTATAATTTCATTTTCTTTGTTTGTTAAAACAAATTTCATTTTAAATCATTCCTTTCTAATTAATCAAAAATTGGAGTTTCTGTTTCTGTAAGTGTTATCTCTACTCCTCCATTTAATTGTTCTGTATAAAACTTCGAACTTCTTGTTATTTGTTTTTGGATAGGAGAAGCATATACTGTAGTATTTTGTGGGGCTGTTGCAGAAGAAGCATATAATTTGGGGGAAAATTCCCAACCAAATTTCCACCCAGTCCAAGCAACTGCTGTATCTTCTTTATAATGTATAAAAAACTTAAATTCATAAACAATTCCTCCTATTTCTAAACTTTTAACAGAGGAATAAACTCTTGTATTTCCGTCCAAAACTTTTCTATGAGTTAATATTACATTGTTCCATGTAACACTCTTTCCTTCTGCTGTTACGCTAGCATTAAACGAACACATAAATGTTTCGTCTGGTTTCTTTACTTGTACTATTTCTCCTGCTTGTCCATCTGTTATTGCTATTCCGTTTATTTGTTCTGTTGATGATGTTATTGTTTTTACTAGGTTTGCTAGATAGCTTAAGACTGCAACATACAAATCACAAGTAGAACTATAACTGTGACTTATAAGCACATCATTTTCGCTTAATGCTACTGCTGATATTAGATATACTGAATAGCTTATCGGAGTTAATTGTACATCATTTTCTCTTGTAATTATTGTATTATTCACATTACATAATACAGCACATAAATAATAATTATTATTCCCATGTATTATCTGCACTTTACTTTCATTTAGTGCTACTGCTGATATTATTGTACCAGTGTTAGAGCTTAACCCTAAGTCTAGGTCTCTTTCTACTGTTAAAACTGTATTATTTATTGATACTAGTGAAATGTATAATACCAGATTAGAGCCACTACTGTGTGCAATAATCACTTTATTTTCTTTTAATTTTACTGCTGATATTGCTTTTCCCGAATTAACAGTATTAGACAATTGTGTATCCATTCCTTTCGTTATAGATGTTCCTGAAACATTTATGATTATTGAGTATAGCAGTAGGTTCGATGTATACGAGTGTGCTATATATACTTTATTTTCAGATACTTTTATCGCCGATATTATATTTCCTGCGTAGTTGTTAGTAATTGTAGTATCAGAACCTTTGCTTATAGTAGTACCGTCTATAGTACAAATTAGTATAGCTAATCCATAACCAGAAACAGTGCTGTAAGAATGAGCTATAAGCACTTTACTTTCGCTTAATGCTATTGCTGATATCACACGTCCAGTGTCTACCGATAAGCCGAAACCAGTATCTGTTCCCGTTGTTATAACTGTTCCACTTATCGTACAAGCTACTGCTCTTAAAACATAATCACTGCTACTATAAGAGTGCGCTATAAGTACCTTATTTTCACTTAATGCTACTGCTGATATTACTCTTCCTGTATTACTTGTCGAACTTATTACTGTATCTGTTCCAACTGTTATTTTACCTTTATCTATTATACATACAATTCCATACAGATAATAATTATTACCATATGAATGAGCAATGAATACTTTATTCTTATCTAAAGCCACTGCTGAAATTATTCTTCCCGACATTGTTGTAGTATTTATAGCTGTATCTTTAATTTCATCAGTCTCACTATAATCAGTCAAAAACCTCACAAAATCCCCAGCATTTACAATACCTTGTGCCTTAGCTTCTTCTGTAATTCCTTTTATGAAGTCTTCTATGTTTGTACCGACTTAGATTATTTTTACATAGCATTATGTATCGCCTCCTTCGCTTTCTTGTACCGTTCTAATCAACACTATGTCTAAACTTACATTTTGCGTTACTTGCTTTGATGTTCTTATTATTAATTGTCCGTTTTCTGTAGTAGAACCATCAGTATCTTTAATTTTACTTTTATCTTCTTCATGTATTAGTAGATTAGCAAAATCATTCTCTGTTATACTACTATCTTCTATTATGTATTCATATTTATTTGTTGTAGTGTTTAGTGTCCAGTTTGTAGATAAGAGTGTTAGAATTTTGCGACGGGGGGTGTCTGCTTTTGTGTTTAAATTTTCTTTTATGTTGTTAATTTCTGTCTGTAGTTTGGTTGCAATATTCTCATCTAATAGATTCTTTAAATTTTCAAACCAGTTTTCAAAATCTTCTCTTGATGTATTGTAAAAGTTCTCATAAGCTGTTTCCCATTGCAAGAAAAGCGTTGAAGTATCTACCTGTTTTATCAGGCTTGTAATCCACGGACATTCACTAGAACCTCTCAAATCATATATTAAGTCTTGTCCAATAAAGACAGTACTAGGTGCTACTCTTATGTTTGCTATTCTTTTTTCTATTATATTTTCTATATTATTTATGATGGGTGGTTCAGCATTGCTGTTTGGTTCTCCTTCTCTATAGACAACATTACATATTCTTCCATTTTGAGTATTATCTACTTGTATAATAATACTGTCTATCCTCGGCACAATAGATGTATTGTTTGCCACTGTTATTGCTAAGTCCGATGGATTTTCGAACCATTTTTCCCCAAGTAATCCATCTCCAGCTTTTACTATTATATTCATTCCATCATCTGCTGATAAAACTTGTAAATCAGTTGAGGGAGTTCCTTGAGGTGTTGCAAATATTCCTTCACTTATTATTCGCTTGTAAGGTCTATTCATTTCTTCTGCATTATATTTTCTATCTCCAGCTATCGAATTAAAAAATCCACCTTTTATTGGATATTTTTGTTCTGACATATTACTTATCCTCCATATATTCAAATTTCGGTTGCACCGAGTATCCGTTTTCATCGTCTACTTCTATTATTTCTGTAATTCTTACTTTTTTTTCAATTCCATACCCATTTCTAACTGTTACTATATCTCCGAAGAAAATAGTCTTTTTTATATTCAAATGTTGTTGAAGGCTCTATCTCTCCTTCAAAACTCTCTGTTGCTCCATATTCTGATAGTTTTTCATATCCCTTATTTAAAAGATATGTAGAATATACTATATCTTTTAGTACAACATTACTACCATCTTCGGGTGCAGAGTTTTCTAATTCTGCAATTGCTATGTTGTGTATTCTATAATATTTATTTTCTATTTCTTCTCCATTTGGATATTGTTCTTTTAATCTTAAAAGTTGGTTATCATCTATTATTTCAATGTCTATGTAATTCATTTTATATATAGCAGTATCTCCTAAGGTTTCAATTTTCCCTTGTCCTCCGTTTTTTGTTAGAGGATACATCTTAGTTAATTCTTCAAAAGTTATGCTCTTAGAAATGTCTTTTGCGTCAACGAATGTTTCGTATCTATCGTTTCCTATTCCTTGTCCTGCTACTTCTTTCGAACGTTTTGAACCTTCTCCTTCTCCTCCGATTAATGCTACATTTTTGATGTTTGTTTTATCACTTGTATATTTTGTCGATTGTAAGTTTTCAAAGTCCGAAGAAAATACTACTTTATCACTTCTATCTTCTCCTTTGTATAGAGAAAAATAAAAATTTCCATCTTTTACTTTTATTCTGTATCCCCATTCGAATTTTTTGCATATTTCTTGTATTTTTTTTTCTATATCTGTGTATGTTGTTTGACCTGTCATTGTCTCTATAAAACCTTGTTTATTATCTAGTAGCAATTTTGCTTTTCCATTTTTGTTTTGAAATTTACGGTCTTGTATTTCTGTGTTTATAAAGTTTTTAATAACTAAATCATAAATGCAGTCCTCTGCTTTTCCATTAATATTAGTCTGCTTCCAAACAACTCTTTGACTAAGAATATCTTTACTATCATAACCTGTAATTGTTAAATAGTCTCCATTTTCAGCGTCAGTAACAATTTCTATATATTTAATCTTACAAGCCATATTATCATCATCTGTTCTTATTAAGTAATAATCTTGTTTTAACAATTCTACATTTTCTTTATTTGCTTCAATATATATTTCACAGTCTCCATCGCTGTCATATCTATTTGCCCAAATTAGAGATGAATAACAATCTACTATTCCTATAATTTCTAAATCTTCATTTAATACATACAAATCAATCATTTCTAAGCACCTCCGTATAAAGTATTTCGTTTAAATACAATATGAACAAAACTGTCATTTTCTCCATCATCTGCTAGATAACTGAAAAAGTTATCTCCTATATTTAATCTAAAGAATGTAGAACCTTTTTCTATTGCTGAAAATATATTTATAGTTTCTGCATTTCTTATTAATTTAATTGATTTATGACCTTTGTTTGTGTTTATTGTTACTTTGTCATTAGATTGGAATTGATAGTTTAAAGTAAGCGTTTCTCCTGTCGATGTGTTCTTTATTAAAAGTTTTTCTATATGCGAATATATATCAATGTCTACTATTACTCCTGTGTCCATTTCGGAACTATTGTGTACATTAGTTATTTTTGATGTATCTAATGTTGAAAATTCAATTCCGTCTTCATCTATTGAAAACGGAAATTCAAACTTTGATAGTATTTTTGATATATCATCTATAATTTCTTGTACATCTTTAAAGTATGGTTCTGGACATAAAAGCGAAATTTGCATTACTTCCTTGTTGGTAAATAAATCGCATTCTACATTTTCTGTATATGCTTCTATAAATACATTTCTACTACTATTCTTATAGTAAAACTTACACCATTCCTTTGGTCTAAAGAATGAATATAGTCTTATTCGATTTTTTTCTACATCTCCATTTAATTTTACAGTAATTACTATGTTTCTTTCATTTAATGTAGATGAGTTAAACTTTTTTCCATCCAATGTAGCCATCTTTGTAGTATTTATTTGAGCCTTAGGAGGATTTAAGCCTGTTATTTTAAGTACTTGAAAATTATCTTCATTTTGTGTTAGTGTTAATATATTGTTCCTAGTATTTTCTACTTTACATATAAACATCTTTATCCTCCCTTGTATTCTAGTAAATTTTTTGTTTGTCTATATATTTCAATTCTTGATAATTGCTTTGGTGCATTTATTATTTGAGTGAAATTGCTTGAGTTAGTAATTGAGTTAGATGTACTTGTAATATTGTCTTTAGCATTAAATAGCTGACTTTTTAATTCGCTTGCTATACTCTTTACCCAAGGCTTACTTTTGTCTAGTGGTACAACTGCCTCATTTCCTTTACCTTCAAGTAAGTATTGGTGTCCTTTTTTTGCTAAACCAATACCATGCTCTAGTTCTGGAATTTGAGGTACAGATATTCTGCTTACTAATCCAGAGAATGGTTTTGCTCCTGCAATATCTATACTTTGTATCTTGTCTAATGCTCTATTTATTCCATCAAATGGAATTGCTACTATTTTATTTATTCCTCTAATTATTCCATTTACAACCGTTTTAAAAGCGTTTACAATTCCTTCTTTTATTCCATCAAATATCTTTCCACCAACAGAGAATACATCTTTAACTTTTTGCCACGCACTTTGGAACGTATTTTTAAAGAAATTTGCAACTGTTGAAAATACAGTCTTTATGCCTTCCCACGCATTTGATGCACCATTTTTTAATGTCTCCCATAAACTAACAAATGTATTTTTTACAGGTTCTATAATAGTTTCGCTAAACCAGGTTGAAACAATATTCCAGATTTCTTTTATACCTTCCCATGTTGCTGTCGCTTTTTCTTGTATTCCATTCCATAAGTCCGTAAAAAATGTTTTTACTGGGGTAATTATGGTTTCATTAAACCAGCTACTTACCACCGTCCATACTGACACTATAAAATTCCAAGCATTTTGTGCTGTAGTTGATACTGTGTTCCATAAACTTGTAAAGAAGTTTGTTAAAGGTTGTACTATATGTTCATTAAACCAATCTGATACAATTCCCCAAACTAAAACAATTGCATTCCAACAACCTTGTGCTAATTCTGCTATCACTTTAAATACACTTGATATGTAATCCCACATACTCTTAAATAGATTTGTAAACCATTCTACCAGAGGACTAAAGAAGTTTTTAATTGGTTCTACTACATTAGTGTTAAACCATTCTGAAACTGTTGACCATAAAGAACATATACCTTCCCAAATTCTTTTAAAAAATTCGCCTACTGGTGCAAATGCGTTTGCTACCCCTTCTTTAGCAGATGTGAACTTTTCCTCAAACCAATTTCCAACATTTGAGAATACATTTTTTATGCCTTCCCAAATTCCTCCAAAGAACTCTCCTAACTGTTGTGGCAGTAAACCTAATCCTTGTATTATTGCTACTGCTAATTGTGGAACTGCCTTTATAAGTTCTTTTGCGATTTGTGGAATAGCTTTTATTAAGCCCCAGAACAATTGAATTGCTCCTTGTACCAATAAGGGGGCATTTTCGGTTAATGCTTCTACAATTGCAATTACAATATTAGGTATTTCTGGAACTAAGGCTTCAATAATTTGAGGAATTGCTTGAATAATTCCCATAAGCAATTGAATTGCTCCCTGTATAACGGCATCTATATTGTCTGCTAGTCCAGCAACAATTGTAGTAATTATTCGAGGTATTGCCTTTATTAAAATTGGTATTATCTTAGGTATAGCTTCTACTATAGCCATAAATAATTGTATTGCCCCTTCAATTAGTTGAGGAATTGCATCAACTAATCCATAAATTATTTCATCTATAATTTCCTCTAAATTTCCAATTAAATTCTCTATTATCATTGGAATAGCTTTAACGATAGCCATAAAAAATTGTACTGCTGCCTTTAATAGAACTGGTATTCCATCTATTAATACTGTAACAATTCTATTTATTAATACCATTGCCTGTACAAGTATTTCTGGAAGCATTTCACCAATTCCTCGTATTATGCTTGCAACAATTTGTATTCCAACTTCTAATAATTGAGGCAACAACATGCTTAACGCTTTTACTATTTGTGGAATAACTTGCACTATTGCATTTGCAATTTGTGGCAAAGCTGAAATTAATCCTTTGAGTAATGTTGAAATTCCCTCTACGAATATTGGCAATATTTCTGCTATTAGATTAGTTAATTCAGGTAAAAGTCCCTCTGCTAGTTTAACTACTCCTGAAAAAACTATTTTTATTCTGGGAAGTAAATTTGAAGCTACTGTTCCTATGCTATCAATAAAATTTGTAAGTAATTGGTCAAAATTTTGCGTATCATCAGACAGTCCTGTCATTAAGTTTGTCCATGCTGACTTCATTGCATTTACACTTCCTTGTATGGTAGTGCTTGCTTCTTTAGCTGTTGTACCTGTTATTCCTAGTTCTCCTTGAATTACATGGATAGCTTCATATACATCATTTAAGCTACTAATATCATACTTAACACCACTTATTGCTGTAGCATCCTTAAGTAGTCTTTCCATCTCTGTTTTAGTTCCACCATAACCAAGTTTTAAGTTGTCTAACATTGTGTAATTTTGCTTAGCAAATCCTTGATATGCGTCCGTAATTCTTTCCATGTCAGTACCCATTTTATTTGCATTGTCTGACATGTCTGTAATTGCCATATCAGCTACTTTGGCTGCTCTGACAGTATCTCCATCTAAGCTCTGTAACAAACTAGCTGAAAAGCCCGTAACTGTTTCCATGTATTGATTAGCTGACATTCCTGCTGTTTTGTAAGCATTATTAGCATTTGTAATTACGTCATCTTGTGCTTGCATTAATTTGCTGTACTGGTCTTTTACATCATCTACACTTTTTCCAACACTTTGTGCATATTCTTCAATTGACTGTCCTCCTGCCCCAAACAATGTTTCAACTCCACCTACTAATTGCTCATAATCTCCATAACCAGAAATAGCTGATTTTGCTATCGCTATAAGTGCTGTTCCTGCAGCAGTGGCTGCTACTGCTAATCCTTTTACTAAACCACTTGCAAGTTTTCCAACTTTGCCTTCAGACTTTTCTGCTTCATTACCAACATTTTTCAATTCTTCTTCAATCGATTTTCCACTTTTAGTAGCTCTTTTCTCAGCTTCTTCTACATCTTTCAAAGAACTTTCATAGTTTTTTATTTCCTTTTCTGTTTTGTTTACTGCTCCTTGTTGATTTAAAATAGTTATACTAAGTTTATCTGAAGCATCCTTATTTGCTTGTTGTTCTTTTTCAACATCTGTTAATGCTTTTTGATATTTTTTGTATTCTTCTGATGTTTTAGATACTCCTTGACTTGCTAGTTGTGCGAGTTTAGCTTTTAGTTCATCTGCTCTTTTACCATTTTCACTATAAGCCTTATCAAGTTCTTGTTGTTGTTTTTTGTAATTCTCTAGTTTGCTTTTTTCTTCATTTAAGACTGAATTTAATTGTTTTAGTTTTGCAGTTACACCATCACTTGACTTTGCCCAGTTATCCATACCAGCACTAACTGCTTTAAACTCTGCATTAGCAAGTTTTATATTTTTATTAGCTTCACTTATTCCTTTTTTCAAATCTGATATATCGAGTTTATATCGTGTAGTAATGTCCTCGCCTTTTGACATGTTTTTCACCTCTTTTCAAGCACAAAAAAACACCAGATTTTTAATCTGATGCTTTGTGTTATTTAATTTGCTATTGCTCTAATATCTTCTATGTTTATTTGTCCTTCTAGTATCTCTACTCTCTTCCTTGCTTTTTGCATTGATTTCTTTCTTCCGTCAATTTGCTTTTTTAATGTACCTGTAATGTCCTTTACATAGTAAACTTTATTTGTTGTGCTTATATTAACATATATTGTTTTCTTTCCCTCTTTTACTGCAAAACAGTCTCTTACGTGGTTATCGTCTTTAAATGACGATATTATTCTATTTGCTTTTGCTTTGTAATATTGTTCTACTAACTTATTTGTATTTGGTGCTTCATCGTATGCTTTTAACAGCCCTATAATATGGTCTTGTTTTATTTCTCCTTTGTTATGAATTTCGTTATATATTGTTTCTTTTACTTTTCTATCCATAAGATTATTTCACTCTCCTTATACCTCTATAATTTTTCATTATTCTTTTTATTTCTTGCAAATTATTAATTGCTTGTTCAACATTCCTTTCTTCTTCTTCTAATTCGTCTTGAGACATATTTTCAGTCCAATACCCAACATTTTCCTCTGTTATTTCTACTGATATTGGCTTATATACTGCGTCATTTATTTTGCAATATATTCTATGTGCTTTGTCTAGTTCTCTACATTCTTCTTCGTATTGTTTTTCTTCTTTTGACTTTTCCTTTACTAATTGCAATACCCTAGACCTTGTTGGAATATCCTCATTTTCTCTAGCTTCTGCTTTTACTTGTTCTACTATTTCTTTATTAGAAGATAATGTTTCAAATCGCTCTGCTTGTTTCTGATTAAAACCTAATTCTTCAACAACTTGCTTTTTAGTTTTTTGGTTATCGACACTACTGTCGCTTACCATTTTTCCTGTATATTGATTTCCTTTTGTTGCTTTTGGTATTTGTTTTAACAAATCTCCTATTCTAACTTCTGCGTCAAGCAATGCTTCTGCTAACATTTGTGCTTCTTCTTTTTTCTGTTCTCTAACATCTTCTGCTAGTTGTAATTTATCTATTGCTCTTATATTTGCTCTAACTGCTGTAAGTTTTTCTCTTCCTATTAGAACAAACTTTGCTAAATCTTCTATGTTGTTTGGTAAATTTTGATTTTGTATTATAATTCCTTCTTGCATATTGTTTTCTCCCTTCTTCTATTCCAGTTAAATATGCTCCATACATCATTAGTGTTATCGGAATCACTAAACAAAAGAATATACCCCACCAATTAGTTATAACTAACATTATGCAATTTCCCTCCTGTTTCTTGATTTCCAAATATTTTTACTTGCTTCTACTTGTGTTCTATCAAATAAGTCAATTTTGCTTACCGCTTCTAATTCAAATTGTGTAAACACTTTGTTATTGTCTGGTTTTCCAAAAATATAGTTCATACTATCCAATTCTTCTTGTTTGTATAATTTCATAAACTGTTTAGTTTTTTCTTTATCTTTTAATATAAGGTCAATATCTTCTTCTCTTATTCCTACCTCAAGTTTTTGATAAATTTGTTTAATCTTTTCTTTTTCTTCCATAATAAAAAGACCTCCATTCAATTTTTACTTGAATTTCAGCCCTAACTGTGATACAATATATTTGTAAGGACTAAAATTCTTATTTGTGAGATAATCTGTGTGTTCGCCAAAACTTAGCAGGTTATCTCTCTTTTATTTTTTTAATTCATTGTAAACCTTATCTATACCCTCTCTAACAATATCTGATTTATTTTTATTACTATTTGCCATACAATAATCTAATTTTTCCTTATCTTCTTTAGATATTCTAATTTTTAATTCTTCGCTCTTAGGGTTGTTAGTAGGTCTACCCATTTTTTTATTACTAATTTTTCTCACCTCACTTTTGTTCACACATATATATTACTATATGTTCCCACAAAAGTCAAGAGGTATTTTAAATTTTTTATAAAATAAAAACACCTACATTTCTGTAAGTGTTTTAACTTTTATACTTTCCAATGATTTCCACAGTCTTGACAAACTGCTGTACTTATATGTTTTGTTACTAATTTTTGTTTTTTGTGTCCAAATAATGCACATAGTAGTCTAGGTATTGTAAGAAAAAACCATAAGCACAACTCTAACCACCAGCCTATTAATATCCACCATAAAAAACTATGATGTTTATCTTTTAATTTACTTTCTGTTACCATTTGAACATTAACATTTTCGCTTCCACATTTAGGACATTTCATAATATATCCTCCCTTTATTTTAATATAAAAAGAGTATACATTATTTTTCGACAAAAAGCAATACGTAAACCTTTACTTTTTTATTACATTTTTCGACATTATTCTACATTTATTCTTTATAAATTTTTTCTACTAAAGCTTCTTCTAACGTTTTGGAAAAATTTATTTTTAATTCTTCTGCTTTAGTATTTACCCATTTAGGTATATTTACTGTCTTTTTTATTAATTCTTTTCCCCATTTTTCTGCAAATGAATTAATATCTACTACTACATATGTTTTAAATTTAGAAACATAGTCCCAATCTTCTATTTCTATATTACTTTCTATTTCATCAAACAGTACATTTTCAATTTTACTTGCTTTTGGAATTTTATTTCCTTCTTCCATTTCATCTAATATTAATCCTGCTATTAAATCCTCTGCCATATATATTGCTTCTTCTAATGTATTACCACATGTTGAAGCATTAGTATTTAATGCCTTTTCTAAGTCTGGAACAAATACAGAGTAGCCACCTTCTTTTTCTTCGTAAAATAATACTGGATAAATAACTTTCATAAATATGCATCTCCTCAATATAATTAATATGCAAGAGGGTCTATTTCAACCCTGCTTGCTTTAGGATTTTGTTAAGAGTTCCCTTTGGTATATCTCCTTTGTGATTTGGTATTGGTATACTTCCGTTTATATCTTTATGTTTATATATGTAATGTGAACCATTTGTATGGTGATGATACCAACCTTTGGAAATTACCATTTTCTCCAATTCTCGAAATGTCATGACTATTTCCTCCTAACAATTATATTGTACTACGTATTGTACGTATTGTCAATATTATTATATTATTTTTCTCTAAAATCTATTATATTATTCTACATTTATTGTTTTACTGGTACATAGTACCTTGTTTTTCCATTTACTTCTTTGTAGTGTGTTGTATTTTCTTTATTTTTACTATTATTGTTTAATCTTCTAACTAATAGCAAAACATCTGAAAATCTTTGTTTTCTAACATCGAACGGGCTTAAATTAGGAAAACGTTCGCAAATATCAAGCTGTAACTCAAAAAAAGTTTCGTAAAGGGAAGTATTACTATTACTTCCCTTTTTTAGTTTTTTTCGTCTATACCTTTTCCTATTTCAGTTATACTAGATTTTACTATATTTACTAAAACTTTTGTTATTTCTTTTACTTTTGTATGTTTTAGTTCCTCGTCTGTCATTCCTTCAAATACATCTTTTAATAATGCCTTTATAGTTCCCATTCCTTTTGGAACTGCTTTTCCTACAAGCATTATTATTTCTTGGTCGCTACCTGTTTTTAGTTCGTCTACATTTATTAAGTCCATAAAGTCTTCTACTGTCCCAAACATCAAATCATATGTATCGTTTGTATAAGTTTTTGTGATTTCTTTTTTATTATATATATTTATTTTTAGTTCCATAACTTTTCTCCTTTTCTATTAGGCTTTTGGTTGTAATAAATCTGGTGTTGTTACTTTATCAAAGAATGTTGATAAGTCTGCTTTTCCGTCATCGTCTACACTTAGATATTTACAATTTCCGAATTTAGGGAATTTTGTTGATGTATGTATGCTTGTATATGTGTATTCCATATTTGTTGCGTCTGTTCCACCGTTTTGCGTACTGTGTGATTTTCCTCCACCAGAGAATTTTCCTTTGTATATCCAGTTATATTCATCGTCTCCATTTATCTTATTTGCTATAAATCCTAATGCAAAGTATTTTTTCTTTTTCTTTGTTCCGACTAATGCTCCTGTTGCTTCATCATATGTTGTGCCTTCGATTAATGCTCTAGTTTCCTTTGAAGGTACTGATACTACTAATGTGTAAGTATCGTCTCCTTCACTATCTACTACTATTGCTGACATATTATCATAATAATGTGCTTCTGAAGCTTCATTTACCTCCCCTGATACTTGTTGTACACCAGATAAAGGTTGCACATCTCCATAAACTTCTTTTGTGCTTCCATCTTCTTGTATTTCTTCTTTAAGTTCTGCTATTACTAATTTTTCAATACCCATGTATTCTTCAAATTTTAATGACATTTTAAATACCTCCTATTTTTTTCTACCAGTAAAAACTGGATTTATTCTATTATTTGCACGTTTATTCCTCGTCCTGTGTGTGTTGGTTCATCACTTGCTACATCGTGTCCTTTTCCATTTACTATAAAACCTGCTTTTATTAGTTTTTCTTTTGCTTCTAGTAACAAACTATTTACTGTTTCTGGATTATTTGAATAAACGTTTAAATCAAAGTCCCAAACATAATTATTGGGTTTATTATCATAATGTGAGTTTTCATCTGTTGAATTGTTCCAAAACGTAAAAAACGTTTCTGGATATTGCTCATTTTCATTTAATGAGCCTTGTTGTATAATAGGGTAGCCAAATGGCTCTAGTGTTTTAATTAATAAATCTTTCATTTTAACCGTTTAGCCTCCTTATTTCTTCATAAAATATGTCTTCTTGAATTTTTTTAACTTCATCAAGTGTTTTCTTTCCCCAGAAAGCATTGTACATCTTTTGGTTTTTCATGTGTCTAGGTGTCCCATAAATCATAAATACAGAAGCAAGTCCACCATTACTAATACTAAAACCAGTTTTTACACTTCCTAATGTTCCTTCCCATTCGACTTTTGGTTCTTTATACAGTGATTTTAATGTATCTCCTTTTGAGTATTTTCCTTTTTTGGGCAAGTTTGATTTTTGTACTGATTCTTCTGCGTTTTTTGTAATAACTTTATGACTTTCTTTTAATGCTTTTTCTGCTGTACCTTTTACATTGCTTTCTAGCTTAGTAAGTCTTGCAATAGCTTCGTCAAATCCATCAAATTCTAAATAGCATTTATTAGACATATTAAGCACCACCCTTGACCCTTTTTACTTTAAACTTTAAAAATTGGTTTCTCATGTTTATGTTTTCTGGCTCTCCTAATATGTCATATATAGCTTCTGTATTTGCTACTGCTATTCTACAATTAGCTTTTATATCTGGTTTGTACCATGTTTCTATGTTTGCTGTATCTTCTATTGAATATACTCCATTTACGTTTTTCTCAGTTCCTCCATAAGTTTTGAAACTTCCAAAAAACAAGTTAATCGAATTACCTTTATCATCTAAAATATTTAATGCTTCTTTTATTGTTGGATATTCTTTTTTTGCAACTCCACTTACTTTTTTATATGTTGGAACTAACAAAACTAATGGAATTGGATTTTCAATTGTTGGTCTGTAATTGCTCATCTTTTTCCCCTTTCAAAGCTAATTGTGTAACTCTTTGAAAAAAGTATGGCGACAGCTGAGTCCCGCCACTTCCATAGTTCCACAAGTCTGATACACCACGCATTATTACGCCTTTTGCTTTTTTAGAATTTACTACACTTTCTGCAATTCCTCCTTCAAGCATAAATCCTTTTACATCGTCTATATATTCTTGAATAGTATCGTCTTGATAAGTTCCTGTAATTCCTAAGCCTTTTTTTACATCTTCTAAGATTTCTGTGTAAGCCATGCTTATCTCCTCCTATTTAGAAGCTAATTTTACTAGCTTTCTCTGGTCTTTTAACAATTCATCAGCTCTCTCTTTGTTTACTTGAATTTTGTCTCCAATAATATATTTTTTGTCTGTATATTTATCAGTAAATGCTATTAAGATTTCTAGTTTTACAATTTCTTCTTGTACTGTTTTTTCTAGTTCATTTTCATTAACATTATCGTTTTTCTTAGCCATTTATAATTCCTCCTATTTTAAAATTTTAGAGGGAGTTTGTCTCCCTCTTTCTATGCTGTTACTTTTTTCTTTAATAAATATATGTATTGTGTATTTAGTGGTTTACCATCTAAAATAACTAAACCTTTTGTAATCCATTTGTTTTTATCGTCATCGAAATATCTCTTGTATCCGAAAGTCATATTTGAATTAATTCCATACGCTTTTTCAGGTACCCAGAATATTCCAAAGTATTCTCCGTCTTGACATAAATCAAATGACTTAAATAAATCTTGCTCTGTTCTAAGTACTGTATATTCATTAAATTTATGTTGTCTATCACTAACATCAAAACCAGCTTTTTTTATTGGTTGATTGTTTGCGTCTTTTAGTGTGCATAAATTGCTTACATATGTTTGTTTTGCCATAGCAAATTCAGGATTTGCTCCTTCCATTGAAATTGGTATTTCGGCAAATAATTTCTTTTCCCACGCTGTCCAATCTGCAATTTCTTCTTCTGTAAATTCTATGATGTGGTTTGTCGGAACTCTTTTTAAGCCTTTAGCAATGTCAGTTAAAATTCCTGTTGGTTGTCCTTCTCCAGTTCCTCTTAATACAGCTATATCTCTAGCTTTTAAATATGCTATTAATAGAGCATTTATTAATTCTTTTTCAAATATTTCAACACTTAAAATGCTTTGTAGTAATGATTGTGCTATTCTTATTTCTCCGATGTGATATGAGAATACAACACTACCAGTAACTCCATTTACTTTTTGTTCCTCACTAACTCCATGTTCTTTGTCATTTCCGTCTGTTCCATTCCATATAAATGTTGCTTCAAAATCTCCTATAGAAATTTCAACACCACCTTGGACATTCAACATACGAACTCTTGAAGAAAATCGTCCATATGTTCCTTCTATTTTTTTGATTAATTCTTGTAAAATTGTATGTGGAATTAATACACCAAGTTCTTCGCTTGTTACTTCTCCTGTTGCTCTAGTTTGAATATAATATTCAGATAAAATTTCATTTAGTCTTTCACTTCTTTCTCCTGTTTGTGCATAGTGCTTAAACGCTGTTCTATACTCCATTGTAGAAAGTAAATCTTCATCATTTGAACGTTGTGTTCCTTGATTCATTTGATTTGATTGGATAATATTTAATGCCATATTTGGATTAAATCCACTGTCATTTCTTTCTTCTGTGTTATCATTGTTTTGTTCTGCTTCTAATGAAGCTATTTGAGTTTCTAAACTTCTTATTTCTTCTGTAACCTCTGTTATCTCTGCTGATAATGCTCTTACCTCTTCTAAATTTTCACTTTTTTCATTTCTTTCTTGTAATTTTGCTAATTTTGCCTTTCTTGCACTTAATAATTTTTTAAGATATTCTAACATCTTACATTCCTCCTAATTTTATTAAATTTTTGTTTTTTATTTTTTGTATTTCTAATAGTTTCTTCTTGTCGGTTTCCTCCGATAATGCTTTTCTGGCTTCCTCCAGTGGCGAGTATTCAGTTTCCTCTGAAATATCTCTTGCATTTATAGAAGTCTGGGGGTATGCTGGAAAATTCACAACACTAACCTCATGAACTATTGAAATTTCTTTTATTACTCTTGTTGGACATTCTGTGTCTAAGTCGAACCATTCTTGACTTTTTATTCTAAACATAAAGCTCATACCGTCCATATCTCCACGTTTTATTGCAGAGTACAAACTTCTAGCTTCTTGATTGTTTTCTGTGTCTAATGTAGCTTTTATATGTAATCCTTCATTATCTATATTAAAACTCATTGTTCCTCGTCCGTTTTTTGTTCTAGCAAGTGCGATTTTATTTGTGTCATGATTAACAAATAATCTTATGTCTTTTAAATCTGCATTATCTAAAGCATGTACATCAATTCTTTCGTTATATTCTCCTGCCCAGTCTTGCATTTTTGTGTCTTGATTAAATACAATAGGTGTGCCTTCTATTACTGATCCTTCTTCTTCATTTTCTACTGCTCTAAATGTAGCAGTAAATTGCCTTGTTACTAATTCATTCTGACTGTTCTTTCTTTTTTGGCTTTTCTTCATTACCATCTTCTTCACTCTCCTTTTTATTATCTGTTTTATTGTTTTCTGCATTTGTTTTGTTACTTGACATCGCTATTTTTCCAGCCAACTCTGGTAATGGTGTCATTCCGAATGCTGTTCTTAATTCATTGCAGTAACACGATGCTGTATCAACTAATATGTTAAAAAACTCTATTTTCTGACCTGTCTCCATGAAAATTAACTCATGTGGATAGAATTTGATTTGATTTCCAAATCCTTTTTCTCTGTCAGTAAATAAAGTTTTTGTAAACGCTTGTGATATACTTATTATTAGTGGTTCTAGTGTTTTTTGGTAAAATGCCTCATATTGTTTCTTTGTGTAATCGCCTGTAAGTATTGGAAGTGGTACTCCATAGTTACGAAGTATCTTTTCATCTATAAATTTTAATGTTTTGTCATCTACTAGTTGAATTTTGTTTTGCATTGGTATGTATTCCCCTTTTACGTCAAGAGGTAAGAATCCACTTTTACTGTTTCGTATTTTTTCTTCCAATTTTTCTATGTTTTTCTGCATTGTTCCATCATCTATTAAGGTGTTATATTTTATTACTCCATTTATAGTAAAACTTGATTTTAATGCTTTTGCAACACCTTCTAATAAAGTGTTATTTAGTTCTAAGGTTTTAAGTAATGCTTTGTTGTCTGGCTGTCCTCTTTCGTCTCCTCCCATAAAGTCATTTATTGAATATTTGTATTTTATATGTATTACATCTGAATATCTTATTGTCGTTTCATAACCATTTAAAAATGAAAATTTAACAAATAATCTTCCTGATGTATCTTGTAAAAAATCTACATTAGTAGGTTGTATCGGATATAGTCCAGTATATTTCTTTACTTTGATACCGTTATTGTCTGTTTCTGTTGTATATGTAGGTATTATAAAGCTGTTATAGTTTAAGAATAATTGCCAAAATATTTTTTCAATGAACTCACTTGTTGTCATTTTTTCGTTTGGTTGGTTCAATAGTCTTTGTATGTTGCTATTTTCAATTGGCGTTGGGTCTGCTCCGTTTAGTCTTATATGTTTTGGAACTAATTTCTTTAACTCGAAAACTATGCAACTTATTGTCTGTTGCACTACATCACTTGCGTAAATGTCTTTTCCGAATTGACTAAAGATTGGTACATATCCGTTTGTCCAATCTGCATACCTCTTATTTTCTTTATTCTTTTTAAATTTATTAATAAAATCAATAAGTATCATGTTTCTACCTCACTTGTTCTAAAAAACTACTTCTAAAACGTCTAAATGTTTCATAAAGTATAATTAGCGTTACTGCTCCGTCTATTCTTTTGCTGGCTTGTCCTTTTACTTTGACGGGTTGTGCATTTCCTATGTCATCAATTTGCATTGCACAATTCCCTAAACACCATTTATCCATTTTGTTTTGATTATAATTGACTGTTTTACTTTTTAATTCTGCTTCTGTTAGTTTCATTGCACTACTTAATGCTTTTCCTTGTTGTATCATTTCTGTTTCAAATCCATATTCGTTCATTCTATCTAAGAAGTCTTTTGCAAATCTTTGGTCGTATCCACATTTGTAAAGTCTTAGTCCATAATCTTTATAAAGTTCATAAAACCAGTCTGCAATTTTTGTTATATTTATTTCGTTTCCTTCGTGTATTGTGAGAAGTCCTTCTTTTGTCCACTCTTTGTATTCTGCTCCAGCTGATTTATCATTGCTATCTTCTAGCTTGTTTTCGGGTATCCAGTAATGAGAATAAACATATTTATGCTTATCTCCTTTTTTCATTAAGAGTATTTTCGCATTTGATAAGTCTGTTGTTTCTGACAAGTCAACTGCTCCTAATATTAATGCTCCTCTAAAGTCTTCTAAGTCATATACTGGTATTTCATAGTCATAATCTTCAAGCATAAGCCATGCTTCTGCATTTCCTACTTTTATATTAAAATCCTTTGTTAATAAGTGCATACGTGCTGCTTTATCATGTTTAGCTGTTTCAATATCACGTTTTAGCTTTGCAACTTTCTTAACTCCATATCTGATAGAAGGATTAGACTTTTCCCAACTGGCTTCATCTTGCCAGATTTCCTGTTCGCTATCTTGTTCATAAAGCCACGCTAAAAAATGTATATCTTCCCTTTCTCCATTTATAATTGCTTTTGCTGTTTCAAGTTTTTTGTCTAGGTAGCCATCTGTAATAAATCCTTGTGTTGTACAGTTAAGAAAAAGTGGTTCATCATGTGTTGACATTGCTCTCCAACATGCTTCAGCTATTTCATCATCTGGCATGTCATGACTTTCATCTAAATATACTTTTTTGAAATTAAAACCGTCCTTATTTTGGGTTTTACTTGATAATCTAACAACCTCAATATTTTTTAAGTCATTTTTTATCAAAACCAAATTTTGACTTGTCATAACTTTTTTCGGGTCTAGTCTTTGTCTCATGCCTCCTAGTTCTGACCAAATTAATTTTGCTTGTCTGTCATCATTACTTGCACAGCATATGCCTGTTCCTCCTTCTCCTACAAATAAATCAGTGTTTCCATCGGCTGCAAACATTGTTGATTTTCCATTTTTACGTGCAATTTCTAATAGTACTTCTGTAAATCTTCTTAGTCCTGTGTCTGCCATTTTAAAACTGTAAACTGCTTCCCAGAATGCTTTTTGCCATATCATTAATTTGATTGGCTTCATGTAATATGGGGCTTTACTCTGTAAACAATTTTCTTCTTGAAATCTTATTCTTTCATGTGCTTCTGTTGTGTCATAAATGTATCTGTCATCTTTTAAGTCTTCTAGCAAGTTTCTAAGTTCTTTTTTTAGCCAATATCCAGCTATAATTTCGCCATTTTGTATCATTCCATAGTATTGGGTTAGATAATTGTTATAAGGTATCATATTTTAAATCCAGCTAATCTCTTTAATAATTCGTCTTGTGCTGATGTATCTTGTTTATTAAGTAAAGAACTTAAAATTCTTATAGCATTCATATAGCTTTGTGAAAATTCTTTGTATTGTTTTGAAGCTGGAGTCGCTTTTTGTTGGCTTGGGTCTTTTGGATTTATTCTTAAAAATGGTATTGTTTTTAATTTTGTCATCTCATCTTCAAGAAAAATCACTTCTTCGATGAGTGGATCTACTAATGTTTTTATATTCTTATCAACACCTTTGAAAATTTCTTCTAATTCTTCTAGTCTACTCATTAAAACACCTCCATATTGGAAATTTAAAAAGAAGACTAAGTAAAAATGTGTATCTTTACACATCTTTATTTAATCTTCTTTTTATTCTTAAAACTTTTTCAATTTTTCTCTAAAAAAATGAATTTTGGGGTTTGTGTGCAAAAGAGGACTCCCTTACAGTCCCTCCGTAACTCTATTTTTATTGATTGTAGGGGGGCTATGCTGTATACAGTTCAAACCACTCTTCAATGTATTCTTTCCATTTTTCTGTTTTACTTCTTACTAAGCATTCTTCTTTTGTACTGTCAATGTATATTAGTTCTGCTCCTAGTTTGTCTGCTATTCTTTCTCTGTCCATTTTTAATGGATAACCTCCAATTACAAAAGCATTACGCCACATTCCTGTTCTTGTTTTTATTTGGTCTAGTATACAGTCACGTATATTGAATACATTTGCTTTTAATCTGTTAGGCTTATTGTACTTATCACTATTACATATACATTCCCATATATTATCTATATCTAGTATTAAGTCATCTTTGTTAGCTACTCTATTAACCCATGTACTTTTACCTGAACAAGGACTGCCATATACAATATATACCTTTTGTTGTAAGAACCCAAATCGTTCATGAATTTTGTTATGACATATGAAGTCCACAAGACTTATATTGTCAGGATTTAAACTTATCTCTAAGTTATTTACATTAGCTTCTGTTAGTTCTTCTTTGTGATGTCCTATAATATCATATGCCTTTGTCATTGGATTACCACAGTGTTCACAATAAAGCACACCATCTTCTGATACTCTTTCTAATTTTATTTGTTGTAATAGGAATTGCCATTCTTTACTTTTATAAAAATTATTTAACGTAAACATATTACCAATTTTCCTTTTCTTCTTTCTTTTTATCTAACTTTAGCTTTTCCTTTTTTAGTTCATATAACTGAGGACTAACAACTAAAATGTCGTTTAAGTTCTTTAATGCAGATGTAAGTTCTTTTAAACCTTTCTTGTCTATTATATCTGTGTATGACTTTATTTCTTCTTTTTCTTCTACTGTTTCTTTTTTAGGCTTCTTAACTGCATAATCATATTCTACTGTTTTTGTCTTTACTTTATTAGTTGCTAAATGCATATTAAGTTCATTGTTTGCTTCTAATACTTTTTTTAATAAATCATTAGCAACATCTTTTATTTGTATGATTTTATCTGCTTCTTTTTCACTTTCTTTTTCAATAATTTTTTCTACAATTTTGGTACTCTTTTTGTCCTCTTTTAGTACCTTTTTTTCTTTCCACCCGTTTAGTGCTTTTTTTAGTACTCCCATTTTGCTTTATTCCTTTATCTTTTAGAAAGCTACTCACTGATTTATACTCACCTAATATGTATTCTTTTTCTAACTGCTTCCAGTCATACTTCATCACTCCCACCTACTTTATTTTGATTATATTGTTTACTTGTATTTATATCTAGTTATTGTTTCATAAACTTTATTATCAGCATATTTATTAATTGTCTCTATTTTTACTATATCGTCATCTAAAATAGATACTTCTAAACCTTCTTTACTTTCAGTTATATTATCAGAAGTTACCTTACTTTTTAATTGTTCTGTTAAAACTTTTATTTTATCCCTATAATAATCCATTTCTTCACTTAACTTTTCTATTATTTCTTTATCACTTATACTTGATATTCTTCTACCATATTTTTTCTTTGAAATTCTTTCTCTTTCATACTCATATCTACTTTTACTTTCTTCCATATAATTTTTCTCCTTTTCTCTTATCTATTCTACAATATAGAACTTATAGTCTTATGATGTTTCAAATAATCCATTGCACTTAAATATGTTAGTCCTTTTTGTTTTGCATTCTTTATATACTTTTCTGCTGATTCTTTTGTCCATTTTCGTTTCATTATTCTTTCCTCCTAATTACAATACATTATTTCTTTTCCATACTCTACTGCTACTTGATGTTCTATTTTACAACCTCGTGCTTTTTCCCAGCCTTTCATAAATATTACTTTGTCAGCACTTGCTAAAAACTCTATACTCTTTGATAAAAACCATACTGATTCATCTACATTTTTTGGTGCTTCATCAAATACTGTATCTAATACTATGTCTCCTTCTTCTTCAACTCTCTTTACTAGTTCTTCTCTTTCTTTTAGTATTTCTTTATTACTTCTATTTCTCATTGGTTGACTTATCATTACTTTCATACAAATTCCTTCTTTCTTTTATACTGTTCAATACTGTTCAATACTGTTCAGAACTGTTCAGTTTTTCTATAAACACTATGTGATGGTATACGGACTTTCAACCTCTTGCTTCACTCTTCGGCTATTTTATATCACTACATACTATTTATACGGCATTGGCTAAGCAAAGGTTTTTATGCTTATTTAAAGAAATGAAAGGAGGTCACTATACCGAATTATTATGTGACATACCTTGTTCTACCAATTTTATTTTAGTTTTTTAACTTTTTCTGTCTTTTCTCTGCTTTTCTCTTTTTATTTTCTGCTGTTCTCGCAAATTGTTCCGCATATTTTCTTTTTCTCACTTCTTTATTTGATTTATGATGAGTTCCCATTCTTCACACACTCCTTTTCTTTACACTTATAAACTTCTTTATCAAAATAAGTACAATTCTTACATTTTAGCAGTTCTCTTATTGCTTTTTCTCTTTTATTTTCTTCGTCTATTTCTCCAGCTAATATACTTCCTTTATTTTTCATGTAAACACCTTCTTTTGTGTATAATAAAAGAGCTTACCATTTCCGATAAACTCCGATTTTCTACTTATTTTTTTATTATATATTGATTATTTTTTACTTATAGTTTATAATAATTTTTGCTTCTGCATATCCTCTTTTTTTAGTCTTTGGAAAGGAGGTACATATGAAAAATCTTTTTAAGTTACTAGCATTATTATTAATTTATCTTATTTTTAAGAATTTTGATAATTAATGCAAAAGACTAGAGTTTGCGCCTCTAGTCTTTTTTTGCTTCTTATCTTTTTAAGTTACTTAGAATTAAGGAGGATAACAAATGTCTATATTAAACATCTCTCTTAATTCCATAATATTATACTCGTGCTAGCAGAAAAAGTCAACACTTTTAGTCTAACTTTTTATACTTTTAGTATAATATCAATATAATTATATCATTTTTATGTAAATCTTGCAACTTTTTAAAAAGAACCTAACTATTGTTAAGTTCTAAATACTTTTTTATATTAATCAAAGGTGGTTTTCTCACTTTATTCTAGTGAGCCGTTGCATTGGATTTTGATATTTTCCATATCTACAACGTTTTCATTATATATATTAGCACATTTTTATATTAACATTCAATAACATTTCATATCACGTTTTCAAACATTCTTAAGGCTGTGCCATGTTTTCTGCAAATATCAACATAACTGTAGCCTAGTTCACTTGCTACATCTACTAATGTCTTCCCTTGTATGTACACTAAGTCTAAAATTAACCTATATGGCTGTTCTACTTTATCTAGTTGTTGTAATATACCTTTTAGTTTTTTATTCTCTTCAATCATCTTGTCTAGCAATTCATTTAGCATATCTTCTAATTGTACTATCTTTTCCGCTTCTGTATCTTGGACTTGTTTGCTTCCTCGTGGAATATCTGATATTGTGTTTGTTAATTTATTTATTGTACTTTTGCAACCTTGTATGTATTCTATTCTGCCGTCTATCCATAATCGGTCATATCTACAATTTTTTAAATCTTTTCTATCGTAATCTATCATATGTACTCCTTCCTTCTATAAATTTCTGAAATACTTGTCTATTCTTATGTCAAGATTTCCTAATGTTTCTCTTGAATATGTATCAAAATAATCTTTTCTTGCTTGTTCTCGTGTCTTATAAAATCTACATTCTTTTTCTTTGCAAATTTTATCATCTAAACAATAACATGTATGTTTATCTATATCTGTAAAACATTTTTCTTTATTTTTCATTTTCATCGCCTCCGCTTCCTTTGATTTTCTAAGTATTTCAATATAGCTTTCTCTACTACAGCTAACGCTTCATAATTACTTATATATCTTCCTGCATGCCTATTTGACATTTCACTTCTTATTATTCTTATTCTGTGATTATATCTACTCTTATATATTTCTGCTAACTTATTCTTGTTTATTCCTTCTCGCCATAATTTAATGATTTCTTTTTCTATCAATACTAACACCTCTTTAGATGTAGTATGTCTATTTTTTATATAATTTTTCTATTTTTTTCTTGTTTTTATGCTGTAAATTTATTAACAAAATATATTTGCCCTTTTCCTGTAACCTTAGTTGTTTTACTCACACTTACATGTCCATCTGAATGAGTTATACTTGTTTCTTTTATTTGGAATAATCCTAAATTCATTGCTTTCTGTGTAGGCATATTATAGTCAGTTCCTTTTCTACTTATTAAATAATCATTATCTCTTAACCATTGAAATAATCTATTTTGCCCTATCTCATGTCCATTTTGTTTTAATATCTTCGCTAATTCTCCTACCAATATTGATGTTTTGCTAGTTTCTACACTATCTGCGAATAACACCTTTGGTTTTTGTTTTTCTATTGTACCCTCTAACTGCTTATTTTCTTGTCTTAACTTTTCTACTTTAGCATTAAGTACATTCATAGCTTTTAGTATAAGTTCATCTTCATTCATGTTTTCTTCTCCTGCTATATATCCTCCTGTTTGCCTTATTGCTGGTAATATTTCATCTGTTACTATGTCTTGAAATCTTCTTGCAATTTCATTTTTAGCTTTAAAACATAATTTGTAGAATATGTTTTCTGGTATGTATTCAGGTATTCCTGTTTTTCCCACTTGTGGAGAATTATCATCGCAACTTGTTGCGACGTTAAATTCATTTAGATATCCTCTTACTGTTCTCCATCTTATAACTTCATTTCCACTGTTTGCTATTTCAGTAAATCCTAACCCTCTCGCTATGTCTTCTGTATTTAATTGTGCTACTCCCTTATTATCTTGATAACCTCTTACATTTTTAATAATCATAATTTTATTTTCCATTTTATTTTATCCTCCTTAATAATTCTATAATATCTTCACTAAATATGTATTTTTCATAAATGCTATCTATAAAATCATACATTTGTTTCTTTGTCCTTATTCTTGATATTTCTTTTTCTATATCTGTTACTTTCTTTCCATACTTTCTTATTGCCAACAATTTTGTAATTTCATTTATTTTGCATTTACATACCTTATATGCTTTGATTTCATTAATATCTGGAAATAATACTGTTCCAAATATTAATTGAAGTACCCCTTTAGCTGAAATATATGTATTTTCATCTATTATTTCTGTGTTATTCATTATGCTACACCTTCCTTCCACTCTTGCTTTCACAAATTATTATCTTGCACCTCCTAAGATGTCTAAGACATTGTCCCAAGTCATAATACCTTTTGCAACTCTCCTGTATGCTTTACTCATAAACTTATAAGCATTTTTACTTATATTTCTTCTTCCTTTTAAAAATTCTCTTAAATCCTCTGTAAAATTTTCCATAATAAAATACCTACCTTTCAAATATCTTCTCGAATACTTGAAAAGTAGGTATATTTATGCTAAAATATACTTAGATTTACTTTTACAAGTAATTCGTTCGTGATATAGTGTTTCAGTTTACCAGACAGGACACTATATCCTTTTTATTTTTTTATCCTACTATGTCTTTCTTCTATGCATTCCCTTACTATTTCAGAACGGCTTTTGTCTTCTTCTTTACAACAAGTGTCTAACTTTTTTATTATTTCGTTATCCATCCTTACTCTTAGCATATAATCCTTAGAATTTTCAATAGTAGGTCTACCTCTTTTAGCAACCATTCTATCACCTCTTTTTTGTTGCTACGATAATTATATATTGTTGCTACAAAAAAGTCAATAGTTTTTCTAAAAAAATATTTTTATCTAGTAAACTAGGTATTTTATTAAATTTTCAATGTGCTTTTTATTTGATTTTAATTTCCTATGATTTTCGTGAAATCACGAAAATGGTTCATTTTACTGTGTTAGCTTATTTGATGTTACCGACATCGATGTCGCTACCATATCTCAATTCTTGATATTCGTTTTTCTTTCCTGTTATTAAATACCAAATTTTTTCATACCATTTCAATTTTCTTTTAAAATATAATTTTACTGGTTCTTTGTTTTCTGTTGGCATATTTATTCCTCCTCCAATAGTTCTTGTATCTTTTTTATTGTTGGTTTTGCTTCTTCTATAATAGTGTGTTCATCAGTATAAAAAACAATTTTATTTTTATAGATATCGAAAAGTCCCCAATCCTTATTTTTACTATCATCTTTATCATAGACATATACAGCATAAGAATTGACTTTATCTATGTCGTAATATCTTTCTAATAACATTGATTTTTCCCATAATTTTTCAAATTTATCATCACTCATAATTTATTTCTCCATAAACTCTAAAAATTCTAATAAATCTGTGTCATTATTAAATTTTGCGTATCCTTTTACGGTTTTTATTTTATCTTTTAAAACATAGTTTATATAATTACTATGATTTTCTAGTATTAATTCTTTTAGCTTTCATATTTTTTTCCTACTTTCTTTTGCAAGTCTGATAATGCTTGATAATATCCTTGTGCTTCACTTAATTTTGATATATGTAGCTTGTCTGAGCATAATTTTGTTTTGCATTCTCAAATCTTTTATCTGCTTTATTTAAACTTTCTTGTATTAAATCGTTATATCTTGTACTTGTATTTAATAGCATTTTAAAATTCTTTTGACCGACTTCTTCTAATGTCTTATTTATAAATCTCTGTTTTACTATTTCTTTATCTTTTAAATCTATAATCGCTTGTTTTGCTTTTAGTAGCTTAGCGTTACAGTATATTTGTATCGCTATAACTATTTCTAGTCCTGCTGTTAAAAACCAAATTCCATTTTTTTCTATTATTGCTAGTACTATACATATTATCGCTAGTAATACTTGTACTATAATTTCTTTTATCTTTATTTTATTTAACTTTGTTTTTTCTTTCCATTTATCTTTCATAGTTTATCCTTTCTAATTTATTCAAATCAGTATCAAAACTTAGTTGTCCGTCTAACGAAATTCCGTTTAGTGTATCCTCGCTTATCATTGATTCTTTTGCTTTATTATAAAAATCCTTTTTTATTTCAAACCCATAATAGTTCCTATTCAATTCAGCACATGCTCTTAACGTTGAGGCACTTCCTGCAACTGGATCTATTACTACATCATCTTCATCTGTAAAAATCTCTATAAGTCTTTTTAGTAGTAGCACTGGCTTTTGCGTTGGGTGTATTTTAGGATATTCTTTTGAGTTATCTCTCTTCCACTCAAACCAGTTAAAAATCATTTTACCTTTTTTTGTTTCTGTTCTTCCGTTGTTAAATTTAGGTAATTTATCTCTATATAACACTACTGCATATTCTGTTGCTCCTACTATTTTCATATTTGCTTTTAATACTGATGCAGAATAATTTTTTATAAATATTAATGGGTAACTATGTAATAATCCATGTTTTTTCGCTTCTTCAATAACCATTTGTATTTGCTCAAAAGCACAGAACACTATCATTGCTGGTGCTTGTCCTTTTTCTTTTGGCTCTTTTTTTAAGTATCTAGTACAAAAATCAAAAAAGTTATTTATTTTAAAATCATTATCTGTGTCAAAAAAACTTTTTCCAGCAAGTTTTGATTCTCCATTTTTATTGTCTCCATTCTCATACCACATAGGATTACTTGCATAGGCATTATTCCCTAAATTATATGGTATATCTGCTATTATTAATTGCGCATGTGGTATTCCATATCTTTTAGCGTTCTCGAAATGATCGTTATATAATTCTATTTTTACGTTTGATTTCATATTCTCATTTGCTCTCCTATTCCTAAAATTTCTTTTCCTCTTTTTATGCTCTCTTCTGCTGTTGGTATCTTTGCATATTTACAATTTTTCTTTGCTCTGAAATTGCTCTTCTTTCTTTAAATATCTTCCCTTACTATCTCTTTTTAAATCTGTCTTTTGAAAATGTCGTAAACTTCCTTTATATACTAGCTTATCGTCTCTGTATCCTTTATTATATCTTTCCAATAATAAACTAGCTTTTATTCCATATATTTTTTCAAATTCATTTGCTGTCTTTGTTTCTTCGTAAATTTTAATTTTCTTTGTTGTTCTTTTGTTGTTTGCTTGTATTTCCCAAGTAACCCATCTACAATTAGATGCTTCATAGTTTTTATTTACATTTATTCTATCTATTGTTAATGTGTCTTTATACCCATTATCCATAGCCCATGTATAAAAAGTCATAAAATCCTTTTCCCATTCTTCACATACTTTTATTCCTCTGCCTCCATAATTTTTAAATGCTTTATTGTTTCTATTGTTACATCTATCTTTCATATCTGCCCATATTTGATATATCCTAGTGTTAGATCGTCCATGCTTTTTTTGTACTATTCCACGGCATTTCTCTAAGTTTTTTAACTCACATTCCCTTCTGTAACAACCACAACTAGATGTATCTCCACTAGTTAAATATGATGTTTTAGTTTCTTTTGTATTACCACAATCACATTGGCATAGCCATGTTTTTTCTCTTCTTCTTTTATCTACACCTATTTGTCTAATTACAATTAATCGTCCAAATCTTTTTCCTGTTAAATCTATAGATTTTCCCATTATGCTACACCTTCTTTCCACTCTTGTTTCCACGCATTTATTGTATTTTTATATCTATTTAATGCGTTCTTAATTATTTCGTTTGCTTTTGGTGTATCTTCTATGCTTACTAATACACCATATTCCTTATTTACTAAATCTACATAGAATTGCGTATTGCCTCTCCAATTAATATAATTCTTTTCCATTATCTTGCACCTCCTAAGATGTCTATAACTTCGTCCCAAGTCATAATGCCCTTTGCAACTTTTCTGTATGCTTTACTCATAAATTTATAAGCATTTTTGCTTATATTTCTTTTTCCTTTTAAAAATTCTTTTAATGTTTCTACATAATTTTCCATAATAAAATACCTACCTCTCAAATATTCATTTTTGGCTACTTGAAAAATAGGTATTCTATATGTTATAATAATTATAGAATTACTTTTCAAGTAGTTCGATACTTGATACAGTGTTTTAGTTTGGCGACTGGCACTGTATCTCTTTTTTATTTTTCTAAGTATTCAGAACATATCATTCTTACTAATGCTGCTAAAGATATACTTTTCTTTTTTGCTTCTTCTTGTAATTTTTCATACAATTCAGATGGCATTGTCATATTTAAAACTTTATCATTCATACTATCTCCTCCCTTTTTATTGTTCTTTGATATTATTTTACTACAATTTTAATAGTAAGTCAATAGTATTTTTATAAAATTTAAAATTTCGTCAAACTAGGTATTTTATTAAATTTTCAATGTACATATCCCTTCTCTATTGCTGTTTTACATGGTTCTTCTAATTTTGGATATTTCATATTCATTTCTCTCTTAATCTATAATTATTTTCTATTCCTATTGCTTCACATATTCTACTTTTACACATTTCTATTATTCTACTTCCAACCGCTTCATCAAAACTTAGTAACCTGTCTTGTGTTAATTCACTTGATAGAATAATTGGTTTTGAATTTAAGTATCTGTAATTGATTATCTCAAACATGATATTTACATCTGCTTCTGTTGTTTTTCCTTTTGCAAAATCGTCTATCAGTAAAACTCTCGCATTTTTATATCTTGAAATTTGTTTATTATATACTTCGTCATCTGTTATTACTTGCTTTATCTTTGTGACTGCTTCTCTGTAAGACATATATAATACACCAATGTTTTTGCTCATTAAGTTATTTGCTATTGCTATACTTAAATGTGTTTTTCCTGCCCCACAATTTCCTAAAAATGCTATACTATTATTTCTGCTTTTTTCTATATCTCCAAAGTTCTTCACATAGTCTACTGCTTCTGATTTTGCTTTTTTCTGCCATTCCGTTTTAGTTTCAAATTCTTTAAATCCTATTTTTTTAAAGTTTTCGCTAATACCACTCTTTTCTAGTATTCTCTGATATTTTTTTCTTTCTTCACATTCGCATATCTTATATCTGTTTGTTTTTGGATTTAATATGTAGCCTAAGTCTTTGCATTTATCACACTCATATAAGTCCTGTGTCATCGATTTCTTTACCATTCCATTTTGCTCTATTTGTTGATAAATCGATTCCTTTATATTGTCCAGTATCGTTTGTAGTTTTTCCATTTGTTCCTCCTTTTTCAAAGTTATTCCATGTAAGTATTTTCTGTTTCCAGTTCTTCACTTTATTTCCTTTGCTGTCTATCCAGTTCCCAGCTTCAAAATAGTCTAAAAACTCTTTAGCATTTATATTTAACTTTTTTTCTTTAATATAATTTTCTACTTCTTCTAATTTTGGAGGTATAAAAATTTTCTTTTTCTTTCCTTCTTCCCCCATACCCCTATTATCTTTATTATTTATATTTATATCTTTAGTTATAGTTACAGTTTCAGTTTCCATATGTTCTTCATATGAATTACATATGTTTTTCATATCTTCTTCACATGTTGTTTCTTTTTCTTCTTCTGTATCTTTCTTTCTTCTGTTGTTTCTGCGACTTTCAGAATATTTTTTTCTTCTCGTTATTTCTTCTTCTAATCTTTCATTATAATAATTACCTTCTTCATCTTTTTTAAATTTGGAGAAAATTTCTTCATTATATGTTTTACATATGTTTAACATATCTTTTTCTTTTAAATGCCCTTTTTGATGTTGTAAACATAATAATTTTATATATTGTCCTATTTCTTCATCTGTCATTAACATTGTTCCTGATAAAAAATCATTACTATAAAATAAAAATGCTGGGTCTTTCATGTATTTCCTCCTTTCCTTTTGTTTAAGGGTAGTGATTTGTGTCGCTACCCTTGTTGTTTATTAGCTTTCTTTTATTATTTTTATATTTCTTCCTAATTCTTTACACACTTGAGATAGTGTCATTTTTTCCACTACTTCTTCTTTAATCTCAAAACTGCATACAATTAGTCCATATCTCCAAAATGCGTTCCATCTTGTAGGTATAACATTTTTGTTTATATACCATTCTGTGATTTTAATATTATTTTTTTCTTCAAAATCTTTTATTATCTCTTCTACATTAATTTCATTATCATCCAAATAAATATATACTCCTTCAAAGTATGCTCCTCTAAGGTATGCTCCTTTAAGGTTTGCTCCTTCAAAGTCTGCTCCTCTAAGGTATGCTTCTTTAAGGTTTGCTCCTTCAAGGTCTGCTCCTCTAAGGTATGCTTCTTTAAGGTTTACTCCTTCAAGGTCTGCTCCTCTAAGGTATGCTTCTTTAAGGTTTACTCCTTTAAGGTTTACTCCTCTAAGGTTTGCTCCTTCAAGGTTTGCTCCTTCCTTTACTGCTTTTTCAACAGTCTTTTTTAGCGTATTATCCTCTTTTTCATATTCAAATAATACTGAGCCTGTCCATTTATTTTTTATTTCAAATTTTACCTTATTCATTTTTAATTCCTCCTATATAATTTTATAAATAACTTTTTAATTTTTATTAAATCGCAACCAAGTGGCTATCACTTATGAGTGTCTATCGTATAACTCTTCTTCGACTTTTCGTTTTTCGTCAGTCTGCACATAAAACTTGTGTTGTTTTAATCTATATAATTTTTCTTAAATACTTCCATAAACTTATTATGTCCGTATTTTTCTTCAAATTTTTCTTGTGCTAATACTTTTAATTTTCTGTCTAATTCCTTATTAAAATGAACTCCATAATCTGCTAAATTGTGCCAATCTGCTCTAAGCCACACCCATAATCCATACTGTTCTGATAATCTTCTATTTGCTGTTCCTTCAAAAATATGGTGTTTATGTAAGTTGTATATATATCCAGTAATAAAGCATTCTTTTTTAGTCTGCATTATTGATTTCATTCTTTTACTCCTTTTACTTGGGAGCCGTGGCACTAACAAAATATTTCGTTCTTATTAGTGCCACTGCTCTAATAAACTTTTTATTTCTTTGTCTGTTTTTGTTTCTATATTTAGACTTTTTGCTAGTTCTACTAATAAATTAATTAATAAACTCATTTCTTTACTATCGTATGTACTTGAACCGTAATAACAATGAACTTTTATACATTTATTTTTTCTTGAAACTTCTTGTATTAAAAATCCTAATCCTTGCTTTCCCCATATTCTTTTAAAGTTTTCAAATGCTCTTTCTTCTATTATCATTGGCTCAAAAGTTCCTATTTGTAATATTCCGTCTTGGTATATGTTTTCTTTAGTTATTACAGTCCCCTCTTTACTTAATTCTTTTGCAATTTTGTCGCATAAAACCCAACAGTAAGCATTTGCGTCTAATGACCTTTTTTTGAAAAATTTTTTTATGATAATACTTAATTTATCTAATATTGATATTTTTTCTATTTCTTCTATGTTTTCTGTATCTAGCATTAATGTTACTAATACTTTATTTGTTTTATAATCTTTACTAAAATTGATTATCTTGCCTGTTGTTTCCATTTAAACACCTGCTTTTTGATAAATAAATACTCTTTTTCCTTTATTATTTTTTATTGATAATGCTGTAATCTCTTTGTTTGTTACCTGTATCTTTTCAACTACAAATTTAGTATATGTTGTCTTTTTATTGTTTTTTTCTGTTAATTCAAAATTATCTTGTCCCTCTTTATCTTTTAAAGGTATGTATATAAAAGGTGCTGTATAAAGTTCACGTCCAATTCCCCAGTTAACCCCTGCTCTTTTAAAACTATCGCTTGCTAAACCTTTCTCTTTCTCTGTAAAACTTTCTGTTCCAGTATCTTCCTTACTTATCCATTGTTTTTTATCCTCGTCCCATATTTCAATAGTGCAATTTGCATTATCTCTTGTATGACTTCTTTTCCAATTTTTTGCTCCTACTGTTTCGTCTAATATATCCATATCTACACGAGCATCTTTATATAGTAATAATGTCAATCCTTTTTCGTTTATTTGTGATACTCTACAATCTATTTCATTTTCTTTTAAATCTCTAAACATACTCTCCATAATGTATTTCCTCCATATCTAACAAATCTAAATAATCCATATTTTTACTCCTTATTTAACTCTTAAATTGGTGTTTTCGGTTAATATTTTTACTCCTTCTATTACTTCTCCTGTTTCCTTGAAATAGTCTTTTATAGCTGTCTTATCTATTTTAGTTTCTTGTATTACTTTCTTGAATTTGCCAGGTATCTTATCTTCATCTACTATTTCTACTGAAATCGGACTTTTGGCTATGCTTAAAGTTCCTATCTCTGTTTCCACTTTTTGAAATTTCAATTTTTCCATATTTTCTTTTACATACTTTTTAAAATTCTCTATATTGTTTTGCTTTGCCTTTTTCATATCTTGTAATCTTTTTATTTGCATATCTATTGCTTCTATAAAAGCATTTTGATTTTGTATATATCCAACTATATTTGCACTTTTATTTTTTAACTCTAAGGCTAATTCTTGACCTATTTCGTTATATTCGTTTTCTGTTAGTTCTCCTTCTTCTGCTTTATTCATTAAATCTACAAATTTATTTGTTATGTTGTATAAGCTTAAATTACTCATTTTAATCTTCCTCCTGTTCATTCTTATTGATTTCTAATTCTCCATGCTGTTTTCTATATTCAAATAATTTTATTTCTAGTTCTTTGTTTTCTTGTTTTAACTTTTTATTTTCTTCATCTCTTGTATATTTGTTTTCCTCTGCCTTCTTTATTCTGTAATCTGCTGTTGCTTTTTCTTCTATTAGTTTTCTATATTCATTTAATGTTATTTCTACTGTTAATTCATTTTCTGCTTGAAAATCGTTATTATCGCTTGAATAACTATCTAATTTTTTCTTTAATAAACTTTCTTCTATTTCTGCCATTTTTGATCTTCCTTTCTATTTATTTCTTCAAAAATCTCATCTTGATATCTAATGTCATCTTGCTCTGCTAAATTATTGTAATATTCTTCCCAATTTGTATGGGTTTCTAAGTCTTCCCATTCGCTATCTACTACTGTTTTGTTTTCTAGCATTTAACCACCTTCTTTTGACTGTCTTTCATTATTCCTAATATGCCTTCTACAATTTCCTTTACTTCGTCATAATCTGCCTCTATATTATGAACTAGTCTTTCTTTATATTTAAGTCTTAACAATGTTCCTATTGCTGTAAATACATCTCTTTCATAGTGTTTTTCTTGCTTTCTTATATATTTTTGTCCATATTCGCCTTCTACTGTTTCGTCATATTCATAGTTAAATAGTTTTGCTTCTTCTTCAAACTCTTGTTTTATTTTTGACCATACTGTTTCTTTTCTTTTTGGTTCTTTCATTTCTTTTAATATTTCTTGTTTTATTTGTTCTTTTAACTCTTGTAATTCTTCATTACTCATAAAAAATAGCCTCCTTTTCAAAGTTCCAAAAAACTACTTGAAAATTAGACTATTTTTTGTTATACTACAAATAGACTATTTTCATAAATAGTTTTTAGGGCTATTTAAAAACTGTTAAGTTTACCAGACACAGCAGTTTTTAAATAGTGTTTTTTTATTTATTTTTCTTTATTAACTTAATTTCATAATCTTTTAAATCTTTTTTACTTAAAATAATAATATCATTTTCTTCACTATAATAATATTGTATTTGCCTATCTTCTGGAGTAATTTTCATTTTCCTTACATCTATCATAGGCAATGCTATCTTTGGAGTATATGAACCGCTTCCACTTTTATTAAAATTTATCTTCAATTTTCTTTCCTCCATAAATAAGCTCCTTTCCTTGACAAGACCGTCACGATAATGTTATAATCTTATCAAGGATAGGGAGAGGCTTTTAACAGCCTCTGTATTCTAATCCTTTAAGGATTAATGCAATCTGCTTACGATTGCTTTGAACTCGTTTGTTGGTTTGGCGACTGGCAACGAGTTTTTTTATTAATCTTCTCAGCATTAATTGGTACCTCCTTTCCTTAGGTTGACTATATATTATCATAACGTTACGGCAATGTCAATACTTTTTATAAAACTTTTTTATTATTTTTTAAATTCTCTGTAAGTGTTGATATTACTATGTTTTAGGTTTTATATTATTTCACTATTGTTAAATGTATAATTTTGTTGTATAATGTATTCGTTCCCGCCTTCCATAAAGGAGGTGAAATTATGAGGGAACTTTTAAAATTACTTATAAAAGTTTTCGTTTTAGTACTCATTTACAAGATATTGAAAATGTTCGACTAAAGCAAAAGACTAGAGTGTGCGAACTCTAGTCTTTTTTGTTCCTCATTATGGGAAACTATTTAAAACTACTTATTTTGAATTAATGAAGAAATAAAGTTTCTCTTAATTCTTAATAACATTATACTAGAGTTTTACGAAAAAATCAACACTTTTACAGTTTTTACTTCAAATACTTTTTTATTATTTTTTTGTAATAGAAAAAAACTTGATTTTTCAATAGTTTAGTAATTGTCATATTTTTCTAAAAATTTATTTATCCTATTCTTTAATCTATGTTTCAACTGCCTTTTAAGCCTTCTTTTTTGCTTTGTTGTACTTCCTATTCCATAATCTTCATTATGTATTTTTTGCAACTTTTTCCAACTTTTCTGCATTTTATAACTCCTTTTTAGTATTAACTGCTTTCGTCTGATAAACTTATTCAATTTTCAATGTACTATTGTATTTTTAATTTACTTTTGCTATAATTAATGTGGAAATATTAATTTACTTTGTATCAGAGTTGTCTTGTATCTGCTCTGATACTCTTTTTATTTGCTTTTGTTTTGCTGGACTTAAATTATTTGTTAAAAATTCAATATTATTGTTTAAGTCTATTATTTTGTTCTCTAATTCTTTACGTTTTTTAAGTTCTTGCTCTAACATTTTGTCTCTTTCTTTTATTGCTATTTTTAGATTTTTATTTTCATCTTCTAAATTGTTGATTGTAGTTTTAAATGCACTTGATATTTTTTCTGTTTCTTTTAAGTCTTCGTATCTCTTTTTCAATATCCACATATCTCACACCTACTCCTTAGTTCTATTAAATTTAATTTCATTTTCGCTTGCATTATAATGTGCCAGATATAGATTTCATCGTACTTGTCCATTCTACTCACCCCTTTCATTTTCTCTAAGTAGCTTTATTACTGCTATTATTGCTCCTGAAATACTTATAATTGCCATAGCTTGTCTAAATTCTTCATATGTAAGATTTGTTGATACTACTGTTAGAATTAATATTGTTACTGGTATTAGACATTTAATAAATATTACTATCATTATTAATGTATCTGCTATTATTGTTGCTATTATGCTTTTTATTTTTCTTTTGCGTGTTTTAGTCATTTGTTTATCCCCTCTCTAATTATAATTTCTTGCAAACCAGTCATCTGTTGCATTAATATTTACCTTTATTCCTCTTTTTCCTGTTTTGAGTGCTGGAAAGTCACTTTCTTTTATCAATTCATAAGCCTTCGTTTTCTTCAAATCGTATTTTTCCATAAATACTTTTACACTTTTCCAGTTTGGAACTCCTCCGAGTTTTGTTGCTGGCATATTATCGCCTCCTTTACTTATTTGTTGAATTTTATATTTTATTGTTGTATAATCTTCTACGAGTCTGAACACTACTTTTACTAAGAAAGGAGTGTTGCTTATGTCTAAAGAAGAAATTGCTTTACAACTTACTTTGCAAAAATTAGACTGCTTACAGTTTACTGCTCAACGTTCTTCTTTTTCTGAAAATACTAATTTTAATAAAAAATTAGGCGAAGAAATTGCTAATATCTATAATTCGGTTTATGCTAATTTGAAATTAGATGAAACCATTAATGTGTAAGCCACATATTGCACTAGCTATCTCACACATAGCTTTTACATTATTAACTATTTGTTCAGGCTCATTACTTATTACTAAATCTTGATTTATTTTCTTTTCTAATAAATCGTTCATTCTATTGAGTCTTTTTAACTCGTCTTTTAAATAATCTTGTATTTCCATACTCTCCTCCTTATCTTTTAATTAATTTTGTTTGAAATATATGTTTACGTCATTTCGACGTATTCTCAGGCATAAAAATATCTGGTGCTAAATTTTCTATCTTCTCATTAAAGACTATCTCAAATCTTCTAAAAAATTTAGGTCTTATTCCTCTTTTACCATTTTCTATGTTGCTATACTGTTGTTGCGACATATCAAGTAAATTCGCTATCTCTGCCTGACTTCTATCTCCTCTAATATCTACCATTTTTTGCCTTACCATTTTTTATCCCTCCTTTACGTCGTTTCGTTGTATATATATTATAACAACATTTTGACGTTGTCAATAGTTTTTATTAAATAATTTTACAAATCTTGTATTCCTTGTTACTCTAAGCATTATCCGTTGTTATAGCTTATTTTTTACGTCTTTTTGACGTTTTATGTTTACTTACTACATTTTGTTGTGTTATAATATGATTATATTTTCCTTGGAGGTTAACTATGTTAAGATTAGAAGAATTAAGAAAAAATAAGCGGTTTAAGTCAAGAAGATTTAGCTAAACAAATGAAAATGACACAACAGCGAATTAGTGCATATGAAAAAGGCAAAAGAGAACCCGATATAGAAACTATAAAACAGTTAGCAAACTTTTTTGGAGTAACAACTGATTTTTTGCTTGGAAAAACAGATGTAAGAGATACAGGAGAACAAATAGATGATATACTAAACGAAGCAATGATAGGAATGTCTAAAGAAGAATACAATACTTTAACAGAAACACAAAAAAAGCAAATTAGAGATTTTGCTTTATTTGTAAAAAATCAAGATGATAAAGAAAATAAATAAAAGGAGAATTGAAAATGGACGAAACAAATTTACCAAAACTTGAAATAAAAGCAGATTTAACAAAAACAGTAGAAAACGCATATGATGATACCTTTAAAAGTCCGCTTAAAAGTTCTAGCAATGCTATTACTACTTTAGTTGATTTTTTTCATAATACAGTTATGTACCCTATGCAAAAATATAATTTATATGCTAAAGATAAATTACAGAATTATGCTGATGAATTAGAAAATAGAGCTAAAGCAATTCCTTCTGAAAATTTAATAAGCCCAAGAGTTAATATTCTCGGACCTACTATTGATGGACTAAAATATAATCTAGATGAAGAACATATAAAAGAAATGTTTACTAACATTCTACTATCTGAAATGAATAACAAGCAACAAAAGAAAGTTCTTCCATCATATATAGAAATAGTAAAACAATTAAGCAAAGATGATGCTATACTATTAAAATTTATAAAAGAAAACAACCTGTCATACGGACCAATTATTAAACTTAAAATTAGTTTTTCTAATGGAGCATATGCTAGTCCATCAAATGATTTATTATTAATAATAAACGAAGATTACAAACTTATTCCTGCTATAGTTATTGATAATTTATCAAGATTAAAAATTATTGAAATAGATTTTGACACTTGCATCAATAATGATCTATTATATAAAAATGCTTTTAAACGAATAAAAGACGAAACTCCAATAGGAATGATTTCATCAGCTTCTAAAAAATTAGATTGTTCAAAAGGATTATTGAAAATAACCGATTATGGTAAAAACCTTATTGATATATGTCTTTCTTAATTTGAATTACATCAGTTTTTACTTGTGCAATTTCATCTAATGCTTTACATATATACTCTTGATGTAACTCAAAGCCTTTATCATTATTTTTTAATGCTGTTACAATGTGCTTTTCAACTAATATTGCAGTAACATAACAACATATTATTGTAAATAAAATATACAATATCCACATTATTAACACCTCTGTAGATATTATATCAAATAAATACATTTTTGTATATATAAAGGAGAAAATAAATGGAACTCAATGCTCTTTATGATATAGCTGAAAAAGAAAATATTAAAATATATAACTGGCAAATTGAAGATGTAAATGGTTTGTACCTAAATTATCATAATATAAATGCTATTGCTCTTAACTATGACAATTTAGGTACATATATAGATGAAAAATGCACTTTAGCTGAGGAGCTGGGACATTATTTTACTAATTCTTGTTATCCCGCTTCTTGTACAGACAAAATCTTAATAGATAAACAAGAATATCGTGCAAAAGGTTTTAGTTATAAGCTATTAATTCCAATAGAAAGACTTCGTACAGCAATTTCATATCGGATATAATACAGTTTATAGTCTTGCTTATTATTTTGACGTTACAGTCGAATTTATGGCGAAGTGCATTGAATATTATAAAACTAAATATGATTTTACAAAAGAAGCATTAGATTATAATGCTTAAAATTTAAAGCAAATCTACGAACGGAGGTTTTTACATGGCTAAAGTTAAATATAAACAAAGAAAAGATGGAAGATATCAGACTTCTGTTGTATTAAATGGAAAAAAGCAATATGTTATTGCTAAATCGGCGGAAGAACTTAATAATAAAGTAGCTGAGCTAACTTATAAATCTCAGGTTGGTTTATCTACAAATACATCTTCTATTACTTTTAAACAATATGCAGAAAAATGGTTTCAAATAAACATTTCTTCAAAAGAAGAAGCTACACAAAATAGTGTTAAAAATAGATTAAATCACGCTTATGAATATATTGCAAATATAAAGTTAAAAGATTTAAAACAATATCATATTCAAGAAATCGTAACTGAAATGCAAAAAGAAGGCTACAAAGATATTACAAACAGAACTCTTGCTGAAGTTAAAAGAGTTTTAGAAGACGCTGTAATTAATGATGTAATTTCCAAAAATGTTGCAAACGGTGTTAAAAAAATCAAATATGCAAAAGAAGAAAGAAAGTTTTTAACTCTTAGTGAAGATAAAAAAGTATATGAATGTGCTTTAAATAATAAATACGGACTATTTATCTTATTGTTAAGATATTGCGGATTACGTCCAGAAGAAGCTGTTGCATTAACAATTGATGATGTTGATATTGATAATAAAGAATTAATTGTAAATAAAGCTGTATCTCTTGCCAAAAATCAACCTAAAATAAAAGCTACTAAAAACTTAAAAAATAGAAAAATACCTATCCCCAATTTCTTGTTTGAACTTCTTGAAAAAATTGTTAATAATAAGCAAGAAACTGGTTCTAAATTCATTTTTACCAAAGAGACCGATAATAATGCTATGTTAACAAAACAAGCCCTTAAAACCCACCTAAACGCTTTTTTGAATACGCTAAATAAAGATATAAAAGAAGATAAAAACAAAATTCATTTTACTTACTATAATTTAAGACATTCTTATGGTACTATGCTTTATTATTCAGGAATAGGTCTAAAAAAAGCACAAGAATTAATGGGACATTCTTCTGCTAAAATGTTGTATGAAATATATGCCCATTTAGACGAAGAACGTGAGAATGCTAAAAGTTCTATTGATAACTATATAAACAATAATATACTTGAAAAATCCTGA